CAGGAGCAACTAAATTATTAATAGCAGTAGTAGCAGAATTTTGATGATTAGCAAGTGCTTTGATTTTAGTAACTAAACTATTCCAATCTTCATACGTTACTCGATTTCCGGCAGTAACTGAACCCAATGATGTTTGTCCGTAACCGGAATTACCTGATCCAGACCCGTATACTGTGTTAAAATCAGTGACGAGTGTATTAAAATCAGATGCTTGAATTGAACCGTATTGTTGATATGACATTTAATTCCCCAATTACTTAATCAATACAGCAGCTTCGATAACACCTTCACCGTCAGTATCTTTAGCAGCTAAAGCTCTACCAATAACGTTAAACGCTGTTAATTCTTCTTTAGAACCAGCACGTGCAAAACCATTGCCTGCTGAGACTAAACGTTGACCTTTTGCTACTTTACCAATTACTTTAACAGGAACACGACCTGCTAATGCAACTTTAGGGTGAGTTTCATCAGTACCAGCGCCATCATTCAAGATGTATGCAGGGTCAGTAGACACTACACCGAAAACTTCTTCGCTCAATTCGTCTTTTACTGCGGTTACTTCATGGTCGCCGCCAAGTTGAAGAACAGTACCAGGAGCATAATGTGCGTCAGCCGCATAACGTTCTGCAACGTCAGCAGAATAAGTTGCTGCGAACGTAGCGCCTTGTGCTAAAGTCCAAGTACCTTCGATAGTTCCGCTACCTGCTAATACAGTAGTTGTTACTTTAGTCGGAGCGATGTTACCAGTGAAACGTGTAACACTATTTGCACCTGTCAAATAATCTGAAACGTTTGCGTTTGTGTAAGTACCTGATGGAACCCAAGCAGTACCGTCAGCGTTTAAATAATTCCCGCAACGAATACTCTGAGAAGCACCCAATGCAATATTACCACTAGTAATATTGAAAGCGTTACCAGAAGAACTACCTGCAACAGTCCATGAACCTGTCATAGTACCAGTTGTGCCTGCAGCTCCTGTATTAATAACACGAGTGTAAGTTGCGCCAATGTTTGCAGTTGCAACGTTAGCTAACGTAGCAGTTAGGTTTGCACCGATTGTTGCATTACCTACAACTGTTAAGTCTGTACCGACATCAGTAGTTGTGATACTAGTTAATGTGTTACCAGTGATTGCACCAGTAACAGTCAAGTTACCTAAGGTTGCATCACCTAAAGAGTTAGATCCTGTAAGAACGATCCAATCAGAAGAAACTGTTGTTCCGTCAGATGGACAAACTTTTAATTTCGACTCACGTGTGTCGAACCAAAGCTGACCCTTAAGTGGGTTAGCTGGAGGGGTATCGTTTGCGAAATTCTCTAAGATACGCACAAAGTTAGTATCAATGATGTTACCATACCCTGCGAAATTTCTCCCTGGCAAGCCCAAAGATGTTGATGTTGTGTTAATAGTTCCATCAGCGATGGTTGTTAGTGTAGAACTATCGCTTCTGATAATCGTGTATGACATGAAAATGCTCCGTTATTCTTATATTTATCTTATACTGTAATCAAGTTGGTCAAACTCTGTATTCTTACAGTGTAATCCACTTGAATCTGTCTGTTTAGTGACTTCTGAACTGGGTGAAAAATCACATGAGTTAACATTTTAGTCAATTCTCCCCCTGCGTTGTCGTTACCTTCAAAGCTAAACAACCCCAACTCATCAAATACAAAAGGAGATTGAGTTGCTGTTCCGTTATCGAACGCCATTTGCCCTGCGGGCTCGCCGTAATCCAACAAGCATTGAACTACGATATCAGTATAAACTTTACCTGCTACGTGGTTAGTTGTCAAACGGTTGCGTGATGGGTTAGTATTGTTGATATTAGTATCATCTACTATCTTAGCGAAAGTTTGATTGTATAGGGCAGAACTCTGGCCGTTAGTATTTGGGGGCAAATACGTAATAACTCCGGTCTGGTCGATGCTAGAGCCACCGTTACCGAATGACATTTTGTAGATGGTTCCGATTCCTCTGTTTGAAAGTGCATTTGCTAAAGCAATACTCATGTTTTCATAGTGGATAGCATTCTTCTTATCTACTAGAATTTCCCCGGTTACCGGGTCGTGAATCTTTAAAAAGCCCTCAATTTGGATAGGGAGCATTAGTTGTGACATTTAATTATCGCCTCGTATTTGTACTAACACTTCTTCCGTGTTAGGGTCGTGAATTTTCACGAAAGAACTGAAATAAACCCCACCAAACTCATCGACTTTTGGGGTCTCTTTGAGTTCGGTGTTGTTATCAATATTCTTGGGTTTATCGTTCATAGTATTATATTTATCTTTTAAATATTACCACGTTTCAGGAATTCTGCTGTTGGGTTCTTGCTCAACTGTAGCGGGATTTCCCAGATACGGTCATTACGTAGAACGAAGTCATTCCAAGTAGTTGTCAACTGTTCTGACTTCATCATCTTTCCAGGGCTGACACCGAGAACTTGACTGTATTGTGCATGAACTTCTTTGACATGAGATCCTGCAGTACCACGTGATAGTCCTGTAAGTGTATTGTTTTCCAAGTCGATAGAATCAAAATGAATTCTCTCGTTGTTTACTAGGATTACATCGCCAACATAATTAGTAATTTGTAACAAATCACCATCAGCTACATCCGCACTGTCAATCACTACTGCATGACGTCCTCTAACAATAGTTACAATCACATTTGCTGCACTGATAGAAATTCCGTTAGACAGATTCTTAACTTCTGCACCGCTAATACTTGCATAAGGAACGTTCAAGTAAGCAAACATTCCAAAATCTGCATCAGTTTCAACAGTAGAGAATGACGGTACAAATTCAATTAAGTAACTAGCGTCACGGACATACATAGTATCATGTCCAATTTCGAACGGCTCAGTTAACCAAGTAGCATCTTCAGAATTAGCACGGATAACTTGTTGTTCACCATGCTTGTTGACTGTGATAATGAATCTTGATTCGTTAGGAGATGCGTCAGAAACCATTGCAGTTACTACAACTACGTCACCGTCAGTCACTGGAGAGTTAATAGAAAGTGTGTTAGCATCATCTATTGACAACAATACAGGATCGATACGAGTTCCATTGATTGTTACCCACATTCTATCTGAGTTAGTGTAGCTCATATCTTCCATTGGGAATGGTACTGCTGGTTTAGGTAATGTTATAGAATAACCGCTGCTAGTTCCATCAACTGTTGCTGAAGAAGTAGTCATAAATTGTCTAGACATTCCGTTATATGTTGTAACTGCAAGTACATTGTCAGTAGTCAACATCTCAGTTAAGATAATAATGAATGAAGGACCCGATGTATCTACAGTGTAGTCTACTTCTGGACGCAAACGCAAACCATCTTTTTCTACAACCATGTTCTCACCGTTACCAGCTTGTGGTACAAACGGCATTGCAATAGTGTCAGTAGTTAGGTTAGTAAACATTTCTGTTTCAGGAACAGAATATGTGTGCTCGACTCCGTTATTAGGTGTTAAGCCTGAACGTAAAATCGAGTACGTGATGTAATCAGTATCCTGGTCATAAGTCGTGCTGAAAACAATTTTCATTCTACCAATAGTGTCGTTAGCATGAATTGCTTCTTGCATGAAAGTATAGTCAACGTTGTACTCAAGTTTCTTCATACCAGTCGTTGGTGTATATGCAAAAACAACCGGTTCGATGATAAGAGTAGTATAGTCTATATCAGTGATAATCGCACTATGACCAGTTTCTTCATCAAGTACCAATGGCATGTTCTCAGTATTAGCTCGTGTAAGTTCTACACCGTTACCAACTTCATATGCCTCAACGAATACTTCTAATCCTTCAGCCGCAGCGTTGAAGTGTATCTTCTTAGTGTGCCAATTGACATTGTATGTCACATCAGTGTATTGGGCATTTAGATTCTCATATAATCTAATCATGCGACCGTCAACATCTTTGATAAAGACTGACAAACCTGTTCCATTTGCAACTAACTCATCAAAGTCTACAACTCCATCAGTAACAGTAGCGTTCAATTGAACCATGCTAAAGCCCATACCCGTATACCAAATTTCATCTAAGTTGTCGATGTTCCAGTATGCACCAGGTGCAGTCTTGACATTGAAATTCAATGAGTCGGATACTACGCCTGCTACTAATTCTTCAGGACCGTAACCGTACAAGAAGTCATGTCCCTTAACTACGTAAGTAGGATCTTCTGTCTTGATATTCAAGATGTTATCGAAGTTAATACCGTTGTTAGTCTGAACTAATGTTCCGTTCAAGCCAGTAATGTTAAACGTTGTGCCGTCGAAGTAAATGCTGTTTACTTCTTCTGCTAACAGCTCAAGATTGTAATGACTGACCCAAGACATACCGTCAGTAGATGTTAATACCAGTGTTGCTCCACTATTGTTTTGTGTGCCCACTGCCATAAACATTCCGTTACCGTATGCAACATCAATGATATCTTCAGAAACCGTAGTATCAATAGTTCCCATTGTCCAGTTCGAAGCATTGTAACTATACATTACTAAACCATCTTTACCTACTATAACAACAAGGTCGTCTGATGAGGCAACTGACATTGGCTTGTACAAGCCTGTCGATGGCTCTAACAGTTCCCAAGTTGTACCGTCGATACTTAACAATATTCTAGATACTTCTTCACTTTCAGGGAACGCAGTACCTAAACCTGAGATAATTTTATGACCATATCCTACTGCTACGTATGTGGCATGTACGCTATTGTCAAGGTATGCGACTTTTCGTAAACTAGTTGGTAATCTATCACCGAATGTGTAGCGTTCTACCCAAGTTAAACCGTTCGTTGATTCGTAAATACCTTGATTAGTTGCAAAGAATTTTCCGTTCGCAACAGAAATATTTTCGAATGGCTTAGCAACTACATCTAATGTAAATGTGTCATACACACCGTCATCGTAATCGACAGTATCAAATGTTGTTTCTTTACCAAGTGTGATCCACTTCTTAGCGTCAAAACTAACAAACATTGGACTGTTTGCATTACTTGTGGTAATCACATACGTATCGTTGTGATATGAGAAACCAGTGATGTTCATTGGTGTAGCTGACAACGGTACAGTATCCCATGTTAAGTTTTGATTCTTAACGAATACAAGCACACCTTTGCGAGTCTCAGCAACAATCACGTAAGTTGGCTCAGATGCGTCTGAAGTGAAAATTACTCCCTTGATATCTGAATCATTCAACGTGAATTCGTTGTTGTTCAAAATGATATCTAGCGGTAGTTCTTCACCAGGTGCAAAGCTATTACCGTAATAAACTGTGTTAGGATAAGTAACGCCAGACACTAACTGTTGTGCATCTTTCGGAGGCATACCTGCTGTAGGTGCATAGAATCCTTCAATACGATCCAATGCTGATAATGACCAATCATTACTTAGAACCGGTGCCCACTTAGAAGCATCAAATGTAAGGTCGTTGTTGCTTTCTTTACAAGCCCAAACAATTCCAGCATAAGATACTAACGAGATTGATTGATGGCTATAGACATAATCATCAGCAATTGGCTCAGGTAAATAAACGTAATCACTACCGACAACACCGTAGTTATCTAAATCAGTATTCTCACCGTTCCATGCAAATGCATCATACTTAGCACGGACTGTTAAGCTAGGCTCAGTATAGATATATAATGAAGTATCGTCTTTAGGCTTAATATAGAATTTAGAGAATGTTGGTACTGCGGTTCCAGTGATTGACGCAATGTACATGCCTTGAGTACTATCTACCCATTTAACAAATATAGTAGCATCATTTACGTTATCAACTCCACCCAATGCAGAACCCTTTACAATTATTGTATAGTTGTCAGTGTAGATTGAACCTGGATCGATAATCTTCATCGTGTAGTTTGATAGAACTTGTCCGCCAGTGAACGAAGGTCTATAAATCTCAACACGTGCTTTTCCATTTGCACCGTTTAAAATTTCTGGGATGATTCCATCTGTTACTCTGAACAAATAAACAATTGCTCCGTCTAAATTACCTGGAGCTAGTGAACTAGATGAGTAATCGATTGTGACTACAACTTTGCCGTTGTCATCTTCTATACCAGTAATCGGTAGTGTTGAACCCTGACGGCTAACTGCTACATCATCTTCACTACTTGAAACGTTAGATGATGAAGCATCGTTGTCTAAGCTATTAAACGGACCTGACCAATATGTATTAGGTGTCCAAGGTGTTACCTTACTGTCATATGAAATTCTGTCAAATTTCATTGTAGTAGTTAGACCTCTAGTAGTAGAAGTTTGAACGTTTACAGTTGCACGAGCGCACACACCTACAGTGATAACATATCCAGCTAAGATGCTAGGAGTTTTAAATACTACCGCTGATAGTTTATGTATTGCATGGTAGTAAGTATTGTGGAATGTGATAGAGTTACCATGATTGTTAATATAGTAGTATCCATCAGCTAACACGAGTCTACTTGAAGAAGTTGTATTCTTGACTTTAACTAGTGTTCCCGTGTCTAAGATATCTGCCGCATCGAAGTAAATTGAATTAGTATCAATCTTAATTAAGTCTGTGGCAGTTGAATCGTTTACATCAAAATTAGATGCAGTTAACTCAATGCTATTTTCAATCACGATTTCAGGTGTTACCATGTAACCTTCGCCTGGATCAATTACGGTGATACCCACTACTTTGTCATTGTTCATAACTGCCGAGAACACTGCTTCTCGTCTAGGTTCTGGGTAGATAGAAGTATCTACATAAGCAAATACTTCAGGTTCATTCACGTATCCGAAACCAGAATCTACAACGCTCACGCCTGATAACACCATGTATACTGGTGTTCCCTTTAGATAAGATGCAGGGGTAGTTTGATTAACACCTCTAGTAACACCTGAGAGCGCACCAGTGACTTTATTCAAACGAGTGTATGCAATTTGCTCATTGTCAATTTGCAGAATACCTTGTACAGGTAGACCATGCGGATTACTTACCACTAAAGTAGTAGAACTGCTATTAATGTAATTCACTAAAGTAGAAACTAGTTGAACTTTACGTTCAGAGAAAGTTAGACCGAAATTAGTAAACCAGTCATAGTTGTTCCCCGAAGCCCAAATTGTTTCGGAAGCAGTAAACTCATCAGTGTTCGATGCATTTCCAAAAACTAACTGAGGTGAGACATAACGTTGTGCGTTAGTGTCATAGTATGCAGGGATATCAAAGTCAGTTACAGTGCTTGCAACGGTCTCATCCACTGTGTATGACATTAAGAATTCTTTCATAACAACGTGATAAGGTTTTACTTCGTTGATGTATCCTTTTAACAATTCAGTATTTTCAACTGTGTATTTTGAAATCTGAGAAAGTTTACGAACATTGTAGTTGATATCCACTAAGCTGGTCTTATTCAACCATGGCAAGTTGTTCAATGATTCAATATTTTCACTTTGGATATATTCAAACATCATTGTCAAACTCTTATTACGGTGTTCGAGTAGAGGACCTACGAAAAGTTGTTCTGTGATTGCTCTAATGATATAGCGAGTCTCTTGTGCAGGGTATGCATCATACAAACGAGTATCATAGAAGCCGTTACCGAAGCCAGTGTTGCTTGATCCATACTCCCAAAGTGTGCTTAGGAACTGAATTGTGCCGTTCTCAACACCAACACGAACCCAGGTAGCGTTTTGGTACACGTATATTTCTCTGTTACCGTCATTGTTTTTTGCAACAGAAACAATCATGTTTTCACGTGCGATGATTCTAGGCAAATCAGAAATAGCTTCTACTGATGCAGAAGGTCTATTCAACTCTGAGAAGCCTTCCTTCCACCAGTAAACCGGTGTCCAATACAATGTTGTATCAAAATCAGCGCCTGAAGCAGATAGCAATGTAGCATTGCCATATTCCATTACGGGATGTTGGCTTAGTACTTTGTTAGTGTAATGAATAAAGTTTTTCAATGCTTCTAAACGATTCACAAACATTGACTGTCTAGGTCTGATTCCAACACCATAGCGCATTTTAACAGGTAGAGTAGGATCGGGCACGATTGCACCGCTTGCATCTTCACCCACAAAACTATCTATGTATTTCTCATACAAACCAACTGGCATCGTGTAACCTTTTTTGACATCAACGAAGCCAGGTAAGAAGTCAGCCGGATAGTTTGTTCTGATTAACTTGTAATCTACGTGACCTGCTGTATCGTTTGTAGTTGTGCTGTAGCCAATGTGTAACACAGTGTCAGTGCCGTAAATGTATTCACCTGCATTATACAAACCATATGTGTTAGAACGCAATGGAGCGAAATACGCAACACCTGATTCTCTAGGTTTAGCGATGTAACGTGCAATCGACATATCAGATAGAGTCTTGCCATATCTTGAATTTAAGATATCAGTATCACGTACCCAGAAGTAATATTTAGGAATTAGCTTGTCAGTAGAATCAGTTACAAATGTTACTGAATACTTCAACAAGTCATAAGGAATACCAGGACCTGTATATGCAGCAGGAGTCTCTGAGCTTTCTACCCATGAATAAACTGCAACATCACTACCGGGGAATACTTCACCCCAATGCTTGCTGTTGTAAACTACATCGTCTTGGTGGTAGTTTAAGAACTTGACGTTGCTAATATCAAACCAAATCTTACCAAGTTGAGTGCTATTCCAAACTAAGTTACCTGTAGTAGCACCCAAACTGTTGTAAGATGCAGGGTCGTTTGATGCAATGTAATCCAAGTTAGATTGTACTGCACCTAGCAACTTACCTTGTAATGGATCGATATAATCCAAACTCATTTCAGTGACACCTGTCAAGTTGTCGAATAGTTGGACTTTGTTAATCTTATCTATGTTTACTACTTGGTCAGAAGTTCTGTGTACAGACCAGTTTGGTTTACCTGTATAGTTTCTATAAATTGTTACTTTACCTGTAGACGATACTGCGTTTGGTGCACCGACAATCAATGTATTGTTATTGAAAGCTAGGGAAGCACCATATCTTGGGTTTTTATCAGTTGTTGGAGTAGCGTTGCAAGATTGTGAGTATACATACTTGCCTATGTTATCCAATGCTTCGTCATATGAATCGATGTAATCGTACATGTACACTGCACCTGCATTGTTGTAACGCTCTTCCCAAACAGTAAGGTTGTTATCCAACACAGTATCATTGTGTACGTTATCATCGTCACTAAAATCAAATTTTGTATTGACATAGCTAGAAGCTGTTGGAGCACCAACAACAAATGAGTTCTCGTTACTGAATGCAATCGTCTCACCGAACGATGAGTTATGCTCAGGGTGAGGGCAATAGATTGTTTGAGATTTAGGATATGCAACAAAGCCCATCATAGTTAAATAATTACCGTTGAACACGCTAATACTTAACTTATTGAAGCTAGGAGCCAATGACATGTCACGCAATCTAATTATCAAACGACCACTAGTTTCATACGCAAATATGTTTGTAATGTTTTGTTTGTTAATTTCGTTAGCGATGTTTACTGCTGTTCCCAATGGAGCCAACACTTGTGTGTTTGATGCGCTGTATGTACCTGTGCCTGAGAATGGGTATGAAGTTAATACACCTTGGCTGTCATATGCTTTAAATTCTAATTCACCTGTAGTTCTGTTAACTACATAAACAGAATTTTCAGTTTGCCCAGTAGAAGCATTACGGAAACCAACTACACCTGATTCAGGTAGCAATGCTGCTTCATCTATAGAAATAAATGCAGATGTAGAACCTGACTGTACGGTTGATAGCAATGCGCATTCGTTCAACAAGTTAACACGGAAACCGTTAATCAACATGTAAGTTGGCTCAATCAATGCAGCAGGGATAGTACCAACGAGTGCACCATAACGTTTACCTGCATCAGTAAATCGATATACTGCGCCTTCGGCTGAACCTATAACTGCATTAGGTGCACCTACGATAATTTCACTGCCCTCAGTGTTACATGCAATAGCTTTACCAAATTGCTGATTAGAGTACATATCAGAAACATCTTCATTAATGAATGTTCCAGATAAAACCATATTATCGCTGTCGATTCTAACTAAGTCGCCGGCTACCATTTTCAAGTCACCGATGATAATCGCATTCAATACGATAACATATTGATTTGTTTTTAGAAGTTTATTGTTGACATAAACTTTTGATGAGATTGAAGGGTACCAAGGTAATCTTGCAACATAGAATGAACCTTGTGCTTGATCCTTGTCAACTTCCCAAGTCTCTGATAGTTTGTCGTAAGCGTAGAATTGACCAGTGCTTGTTAATGAGCCACTGTATGAATGGTTAGGCGCAGTAACGAATAGTTTAGAACCGTCATAGTTTGTTGCTAATGCTGCGCCGTAGTTATCACCGTATGTCCATGCGATACCATCAGGAGCAATTACTTCAGTCAACTCGTAGTTGATAGATGCAATGTAAATTTCAGTATCAGCAGAAATACTGTGAGTAAATTCATCAGTAGTATAGAACGTTGTAATGTTAGTTGCAGAATCATACAAACCAGTAATCACTGTGTAAATTGCATCATCACTAAATGTTACTTTATAGACTGATGTTCCAGTAGTAATCGCAGAGAATGTTGGGTTTTCCCAGTATGCCGGTTGCTCATCGACATAGAACAACGTCACGTTGTTCACTGTGTCGTATGATGACATTACGATATTGAACAATCTGTTCTTCTCTACGTTTTCGTCAGTGAATGTTACCACGTCACCGTTTGCCAATACACTTCTCTTATCACCTGCAAGTTTAAATGCAGGTCTAGAACCAGTGAATGCATCAGTTTGTGTTGCTGAGAAATCCGCAGAAAGAATACCAACATTGCTGTACGATGTTACGAATGTGATACGTTGACCTTCTTTGATTTTAGATACAACGTTTCCAGAACACTTAAATTCTTTCTTGTAGACTTCAGTGCCCTCACTTAGCAATACACCTGAGCTAGTCTTTAACAATTCTTTTTCACGACTAAACAAGAAAACTGCTTCGCTTGCTTCATCTTTAATTGTAGCGTAGATGTACTGGCTATTACCAGACACCGCTAAGGCTGTTCCCATGAAACCACCTGCTACATTAATAGTTTGCTCTAGTACCGGAACTGATTGAGTTGTCGGTAAACGATAAACATACAAAGTACTCAACTCTGCGCTTGGGGCAGAGACTACCATAATCTCATCAGTGTGAGTAATTACAGCACCGAAACCTGTGTTAGGTTTAGTGATAGTTGACTTCTTAATGTATCTGCCATCATCGTTCAACGAGATATACTGATGCATCTGTCCATATTCACTGTCGCCAGCGAAATATCCAAATCCAGGAATATAGTCTACTGCACTACCTAGTGACTCAGAATAGAACCCTTCAGTAAGTTGACCGATAACATAGTTGTTACGTTTGTTGTACACTGACCAGCTGCCGTCCTTAGATTGGTCGACCCAAACTTTAGTAGAATCATACTCTGTATTCATCAACGGTAGATTAGGAATATCTCTAGGAGTGTTTACTCGTTGGCTTTGCAACAAGTACGCAAGACCTGTTCCTGTCACACTTGTAACACTGACTGATAGATTCAATTCAACTACAACTGAAGATAGAGTAGGAACTGCTAGTACAGAATGGAAGCCGTTAATATCTGCGTTGAAGTTAATTACTCCGAACGATTGACCCTCTAACAATCCGTGTGGTTTTTCGAATGTTATGTTGACAGTGCCGTTTAAGTTATTAGTAACTAAGGTCACAGGTGCATCAATCGCAACTGGGGTATATACATCCCACTTGTTCTTATTGTTAGCTACCCAAATGTAATCGTTGCGATAAACCGCTCCGATACCCGCATCACTTAAATCATTGATAGTATAGCCCAACTCAATTACGTCATCGAGGTTAACATATCCAGCGCTTGGGAGTATCTCACTTGCAGTAGAGTCAAGTTGAGGTAAAATATTTTCAGTGTTTAATGTTCTACCGTAGTTAGATGCGTGGTTCAACGGAACCATTTGCTGTGCACCAACGACTGCCTCGTTCTTGATAATACTTACAATAGATGGATTACCGGTTAGTTTGTTTTCATCAACACTAAACTGCACAAAGTTTTGATTCAATGTGCCACCGAATTCAGAATTCTTAATAGCCCAGTTTTCATGTGCAGTATAGTTTACAGTGTCAGCTTTTAAGTTGATACCTTGCAAACCTTCTACTGCACTTACTGTTCCCTTATTACTAATCATCTCAGTGTACAGGTTAACTTGTGAGGCGTCATCCAAGTCTGCACCAGACAAGTAATCTCTTGGACGATATCCAATCAATGAGAAGCTCAACAAGTCGGCGTCGTTCGCAAGGTTAGCTCTATTCTTATCATAGAAGTACAATGATTCGGCTGAACGTGTGCTTGCGTTAGGAATCATTCGCTGTTGAACCATCTCATAGCTTGTCTTTAACCAGTCACTATAGTTGAAAACAACTGAAGGTTGAATGACCGTAACGTTTGCCATGTAGTATTCATTTTTAAATTTAACTACAGTACCTTTTGCATATTTTTCGTTTGGAACCCAATCTTTGATATTATCTTGGCTCAATAAGAAACCACCAGTATCAACTAAACCTTTCCATTCGGCTGTCTTTGTTCCACGAACATACAAACGTTGCTGACGCAATGCTGTCACTGGATTATAAATCAAATCGCTGAAAACAGTTTCATTGTCAAAGATTACAACATGCTCAATGGTGCTAATTGTTCCGTTGAAATAACTCAACGCATCACCTGAGTTCAAACCCTTAACGCTAAACTCAGTTCCATTACGATATATTGACAAGTCATTTAGTTGGATTGGAATCAAGTTCTGATTCAAGACAAAGTTTTGTTTCTGTAACGTAAGTGACTGAACAATCGCATCTTCTCTGTTAATCTTGATGATGTTTGCAGAAGGGTTAACGTTAACAGTGCTTCCTACTTCCCAACCAGATTGAGCCCAGTATAAAACTTCTGATAACATTTGATCCCAAGTTAACTCGGTGCCGTTCTCAATGTCATCGAATATCATTCCCTGAGAAGCTAAGAATAAGCCATACCCTTTGATGAATTCCATCAAGTGTTGTAGGGTAGTGAATTCAGTGCCATATGGAACTTTAGATTGTCTGTCATAGAATGTCTTTGCTACATTGACTGAAACAGAGTTAACTGTAATTTGGTCGTACAAACCTGAGATAGCAGTGAATACTCTAAAGTACGCTTTAGATTGTTTGTTACCGTAGACTGCATAACCTGCAGCGGTCTTTTGCACAATAATCGAACTGTATACGATTGCTTCTGTAGGCTGGTTGTTATGCAACAAGATAGAATAGCTCTCGTCAGGAATCAACATTGCACCTGACGTTGTAGTTGAACTGTTTTCCATGTAGAATCTAATCATGTCTTTATCAGTAAAACCAGAAACTCTATAAGTCAATCGTACATCGGTGTTAGAGAAGATTTTAGTAATTTCTTCAGTGCCGTCGATTCCAAATTGTGTAGCATAATCAACAATCCAGTTTAGATACCCGTGTTTCGCAGTAGTAGAATCAGTACCGTAGATTGTCATATCTGACGGTTGTTTTCTAGCACGGTCATTTGACAAGTATTGATTGAATTCTTCGTTGTAGTAATAGTTGTCAACGTCAGCACACAATGCAAAGAACTTTGCTGGGCGAGTCAATGCTAACAAGTGCATCATGTCAAACGGCCATGTGCTACTCTTTAAGTAGGCATATTCACCAGGACCAAAGTCTCCGGTTTTCCATGGACTGTTGAACTTACCAGGCTCATATAACGAGATGCAAGATGTGAACGGTGACACTAGGTTACCGTTAGAGTCAACTGGAAGAATGTCCAATAACTTATCGCGGATTCTAGTCTGGTTGATATACGAATCGCCGTTATTCCAAACGTATCCTTTACTGATATCAGTCCACATGACTAAGTTATCAGATGTGTATGGAGCTGCACCGTAATGACTCTCCCACCATGATGGTTTATTTACAAGCCCTAGCATTTCCCATGGTGTAGCGTGTGGTGAAACTGTATCATACAACCACAAGTAAACACCGCGCCAGTTACCCGGCTCGATAAGCTCTCCGGATAACTTGAATGTAGAACCTGAATAGTTCCAAGTGTATTCATTAGAAGAAATATACACCTGAGTGGTGTAGTCAATTCTGTTTTGACCTACCCAATTAATAAACTGAGTTTCGTAGATTTCTTTATGTTGCTGGTATGTTAACCCAACATCTCTGAAGTAGCCAGGTAGTACCTCGCCAACCGTCAATGGAATAGGCGAAGAGATTTTCAAGTTATTGTAAACTCTCTTTTCAAACTCTAGCACTAAACGGTCTCTAGCATCAACTAAGTAACCGTCAACTACGTCACCGTACAATTTAAACAACGATCCGTCGTGACCTTTAATGAAGTTCGATGGTGTGTTGTATGTGTCGTCATAAACTACTTCAGGTACGAACGCAGGGTACAGACCTAACTTAGTAGGTGTATTAGGAATAAAGCTACCAAATGTCTGGTCGTATTCATTGATAAGAATAACATCATTCGGCAGTAGTTCGATTTGCAATTCAACCTGTGCTTCTGTCTCTGATACGATATAATCAATACCACGAATCAGCTGGACTGTTGAGATTACATTATTGACAGTTCTAGTCAAATATACTAGTACACTAGAGTAGTTTGCAGATTTGAAGTCGTATGTTTTTGTAAGTAGGTAACTTGCTTTTTTAACTTTATTAGTTGTCTTGTGTGTTGTAGATTTTAGAATTCGTCTTGCAGGAAGCATGTCGGACCAAAAGAAACTATTTGTTTCTGTCTTTGGTTCAGCGATGATAGCGATAACCTCATCCAATAATAGTGCATCAGTTTGAATATAGTCAAAATCGTTATTGACTAGTGTGCTCACTAACAAGTTTTTATATTTTACATACTCATCACTGTTAAACTTCAATGAACTAAAGAAGTTAATATTGTTGTTTTGTAAGAAAGAAGCCGCGACTGGTAGAGGCGCACTGTTCTGTATGATGCGAGTGCCGTACGGTGTTAGGTCACCTAAATCACGATAGTTATTAGGACCAAATGCGTTACCAACAAGCAAAGGTGCATTGTTGAAAATACTCTTATAGTGACCGCGCACTTCACCTAAACTCAGTGATGTGATTGGTTTGTTATAAGGATTATGGTCTAAGTTAACCGGAATTTGATAGTAGCCTGCTTGACTTGTCTGGTCACTGTAAACCATAACTGTCACAGGTGTTCCTACTGCTGGAACAGTTGTCAATGTTATAATAGTTGTATTGTCAGTAGTCGAGACGGTGTAAGAGTCAGTACCAACTCTTGCGTTGTCTACGTACACTACTAATGTAGGCCATTTCGTATCTAGTTGGTCTTTTACTTTTACATCACATGTAAACTTTGGAGAGTACGGTGTTCCAGTATACGTAAAATTCAAAATTTGATACTGGAAGCTTTCTTCAATTGCAGGTACCCAACCTAGTAAGCGAGTGTAACTATCATTTGTTTTCTGTGTGTATACATATCCAATTGAAACAGGTGAAGTTACAGATTGGTTATTTAAACTATAGTGGAATTCGCTATTGTTCAATGATACATTGAATAATATATCGCCGATATTTTCTGCTGAATTGTATTTGACTGGGAAGCCCAAGACTACATCATCTGGTCCAGTGCCGCTTGCATATTCAAACAGTGTAGTACCTGCGAAATCTGAACCAGGATAAAAATCAAAGTCAGCCAAGCTATGACCGTTAGCATCAAACAAGTCAAACAATGGGGGTTGGTTTACACGAGTCTTTTGCTGTGCATGTACCCAAGTAGAACCGTCGAAATAGAAAGTTTTTCCACCATTAGTCTCACCCGAAATTACTGTAACTTGATCCAGATAAGTAATATCTTTACCGTCATCAGCTACGCTCAATGTAGCTTCCATGTTTGTTTTAAAGAAAGATACTGTTGGAATCGGGATAGTGTCACCGGTTACATAGTTAATAGGAAGATCCCAGCTACCGATGATTCCGTTTGGATACAACAATGTAATACTTGTAGTAGTAGATGCTACCACTTTATGAGTCCCGTTGAATGAGTTGTTCAAGTTATTGTATACAGTGAATAACTTATTGATAGGGAACGCTGTGCTTCTTGGATCGATTTGATATGTAACTAAAGCAGAGCCGTCATCTTTAACTTCAACTGAACATGAATTAATTTCAACCGTAGCAGTTTGGATAGTGTCAGTAATTTTTACAACATAGATTTTGTTTCTTACGTTTATATCGCTGTCACCTGCAAAAATTACTCTTGCGCCGTCATACAAATATGATGAGTCACCGTCAGGTGTGTAATTCAAACTACCACCTACGTTATTCAAACCATCAGTCTGTGTTAAGTTGATGTAAGAGACTGCACGTTTTGCAGTCACGCCGGAATTTAGAAGTCGCAAATCAGGATAGAATTCAATGATTGGGCGCTTAGCCATTGATTCAGGGTTACCTAAGGCTTTTCTTACTTCATTTGATAATGGTGAGTGTTCTAGGACTGTTTTCAAAACGTCTGCATGGAACCAACGGTTACTACGTGACCATGCATTTTTGTTTGTTGCATTTCTAGAAATAGTGATGTAGTCTTTGTCCTTTGGATAGAAGGCAGTGTCACCGAACGACAAGATATCATAATATTGACCATCGAACGGTGAGTCTTCAGGTTGGCTATATGATTCTGGAACTAGCATATCAGCAGTAGACACTAAGCTGATACTAGAACCTACACCTTCAACATAATATGTACCATTTTCGTATTCTTTAGGGAATACGTTTCCTGCGAATTGGACACACAAGCCGTTAGTGAATACGATATCATTAGGGCTAACATATGTTTTCTTTCCTAGAATATCATTAACGTTGATGATTGTGCTGTCGATGTAATCTACAATTTTAATTTTGCCTAGCTTATCTTCATTGACGCCGTCACGGTAATAGAGCAAGTCTAAACTCGCAGTTAAGATAGGAATAAGAATGATTTCACCGTATGAGTTCTTAACGAACATTCTGCCAGAATATTGATTTCCCAACTGAACGTTGATGTTTTCATTATTAGGGATAGTTGCATCTTCTTGCAATTCCATAAAGAATCCATCTTCGGCTGAACCTACATAGTTGATTTTATAAAATTTAGTGTTTGTTTGTGTAGCTGTTTGATTTTCATAAGGTGTTTCATCGAACGCATTACCCTGAGTATCAAACATTTCAATTGCATAGTTAGGTTTACCAGGAATAGAATTAACAAACACAACTGTCTTGCCATTCAAGTCAGTGACACCGTCAATAGACACTGACCCTGCAGGTTTATTATGAATATCATTGAAAGATAATGATGTAGCCAAGTCTACAGGATTGTAACCAGTGAATACCCAGTCATCTTGCTCTTGCGCCTGTGGAACTGTGAACTTGATTGTCCCTGTCTTTGCTCCGTTATTCTCTACACCGTAGATTTCACGCAAGCTAAGATTAGTCTTAGACGGGTACACACCTGAAATGTCAGGCATAGTTTGTAGATAAAACGGTGTGTCTTGGTCTACAACAAAGTAATATTCACCACCACGAACTAATGTAATTTCAGGGTTATTCTCGCCAACTTTGACTGTCTTTGCACTGAAGTTATAAGCTAATGGGCTTGAATTTACTACATACACCATTCTCTTATTCAACGTAACGTTGGTAACAGTCAATGGTTCTGGACCCATAGGTAACCAGTAGTACTGGCTATAGTTTACTAGTTTATCTAAATCAACAAAACTATCCCATGAGTAGAATTGATTACTAAACAACTTAGACTGGTTGGTAGTGTTGCTTCCAGCAATCGTCAATGCATCGATAATCTCAGGATAAGAAATTAAACTAACAGGTGTGCTAGAATCTTTCTGTTTAAAAATAACCGAAGGCTCTAGTTGGTAATTTGAACGATTTGAGTTCGGTTCAACTAAGTATGCATCGGATGAGTTAACTCCGTAACCAAATTTACTTCCAATAAAACCCTGCACTTTAGCGAGGTTTGGCTGTTGCGTTAGTTGGTCTAACGTTGCAGATAAAAATTGTTCGTTTACTTTGGTCTTGAAGATTTCTGGCAAGAAATCAAGTGTTCTAACTCTAGTTGTCATTATTATATTTACCTATAAATTATCTTGATGGTTGTAGTTCTGCAGGAGTTAGTGCAGAGATTACAAGAATATCAGATGCTTGTGCAGCATTAACAAAAATCTCATAAGGGGCGCTGTTAATTTCATACAAGTCCCCGAATGTTAGTGACGGATCATTCGGTACTAAAACCGCAGAATTAATCAAATCACCTAGTGTTGAGTGTAGGTATGCACTCAACTCACTGAAATAAAATTTATCACCGAAGTCCCAATTATCGATGTTGAAGTATACGTCTAACTCACGCAAAATGGCAGACTTAATTTCACTGTCGCTTGCGTTTGTTGTACTTGATTTAATCACTTTAATAGTTGCTCTAAGTTTTGATTCAGCTTTCGATCCAAACAAAGGCTTGAATCTTACACTATTTAATACCAAACTATCCGACAACATTTTATGGTCGTTTACCTTGTCGTACGCCTGTGCCAATTCACTCATTGTTGGTTTAGTAGGTTCTTGTACTGTACCAGTTGTGTCTAGTAACCAATTACGATATTGTGCATGATAGTTTTGAGTTAAGATGTACAAATCAATGATGTTCGAAGTTGCAGGGTCAATTCTGTTAGTGTCACTTGAAATATGCTTGTATTGGAAATACAACCCTTGGCGACCAATCTTTGCAGTAAAGTTGCTGAGTAACTGTAAGTTTACTATCGTTGCAGATGTGGTATCATTTACTGATTGATAGAATTTATCCTCAAGTACAGCATAGAAAATCTGACCGACTGGGTACTCATACTTAACGATGCCGATATCAGCCTGTGTTCCATAGTTATAGATAACGTCAGTTGATGGTACTAATTCAATTCTAGTAAGCATATTCACATCAGTTACAATTTTAAAGAACGTGAAGTGTAGAAGGTTTCTAGTATTTGATTGGTAACCTGTAATTTCATAGAAAAAGTCAGGAGTCTTATAGGTACCTGATTTGAACAAGTCCTGTGAACTTACTTCAACGCTGAAATCGTCAACGTAACCATCTGACTCAATGGTCTGACCAACTACATCTAATTTGATATCGTTTGTTAATGGGTTATTAGAGCTAAACTTTGAGTTACACTTCAATACAGTAATACTATCTTTCATTAACTTTCCAGTTATTGGATCGTACACTATCTTGTCGCGGTCAAATGCGAAACGAATATCAGAAACACTACCAAAGTAATACGCCAATGACCTGTAAGACACTACGTACTTTCCATACCCGATACCTCTGAAGCGTACAAAATACGATTGATTATCATACGTAGAGGTTGACCAACGTTCTTGGTTAGCTAACAATACATTATTAAACACCAATGTGAAATCTTGTGATAAGGTTATCTTAGTAATAATTTCTTGAATCAATTCAGTACTAAACACGTTAGTGAAAGATGGTAGTACTTGAGCTAGGATCGCTCCATCAGGGATGCTGTTAGTCAATGCAATTGGACCAGTTCCGTTAGTCAAGTTGCCCAATCCATTGTTACTACCGTCACCGGTCACAGATGCAACGCTAGTCCACATATGAGTTACATCGTTAGGTCCTGGTAAGCCAGATACTAAACGCTCATTTACAAAATACTTACCTGATGGTGCTGTGAATTTTAACATTGCTCCAGCAGTAATATACTTTGTATTGCCGGATACGAACACGCCAATTGGCAACGGTGTGCCACTAGCATTTTGAAAATACCCAGTACTCTCGGCAGCAGTATAAGCTGTCTGATTCCAATAGGTTAAGTTTTCAGTATTTTCTGACACTGCATAACGAGTGTATGCCTGTGAATAATATTGGTAAGCTCTATTGCCATTAAGCTGACTTGCCAACGTTTCAGTTAAGAAGTTAACAATGTCATTAGTAGTCGATGCAGTGAATACTACATAACCATCGTTGATGTCCTGATACAAACCACCGTCGTCTGCAAAATCATTTGTGCTTGAGTACTTTGCACTAGGATCAAGTAAGTCTAAGTGACGGCTTACACCAACACTACTTCTGTTAACTGCCTTAGATTTGATAATAGAACTGTACAATGTGAACGGAAAGTTGTTATAATCTTCACCGTTTACCATACGATTCTGTGTGTAAAAACGTTGAGGTGCACGTTGCTTAATGTTTGCTAATGATTCACGTGATTGTGCTGTAGCAGAAGGTACAGTTAACGCAAGAGTTAACGTTAATGTCTCGACTCTTCCTATTTTACTAACATATGGAATAGCAATAGTTGTACCTTGCATTTCACTAGGATCAATGACGTAGCTTAACGAATTGCTAGAACGAATAAAAGCAGAGTATGAGCCTAATGGCATGTCACCGAATACACCGTCACCGAAATTATAAGTAATTTGGTCGTTGTATCTTGTAGACACGCTGAAAATGTTTTTGTTTTTGTTAGTCGCAGCGTTAGCATAAATGCTTTCAACTTGCTCCCAAGCAGTGTATTCACCGGTAACTGGATCAAGTTTATACAACCATGTATCATCGTTGTTGATACCCTGAACATTAATATCGATGGTATTGTTAGACAATTGTGTTTCTACATTGAAATTATAATTCTGTAGAACACCTTGCTTGAAGTACATAAAGAACCCAGTGTTAGCACTGCTGTAGCCTAATTTATCATTTCGGTACAAGATATTAAACACATCACTGATGCCAGGTGAGAGTTCGTATAGATAATCTTTACCTATACTTGAAACGCTTACACCCTCAAAGTTCATGCTAGTTCCGTCAACAGTTGCGCTAAACGGAATTACTGGCATTGAGCCTGTAGGTAAATTGATACTGTACTCGTCAGTTTTAATTTCTAATAAGTTAGCAGAATGTCCTGGACGACCAATACGTTGCCCATCTACAATAGCAGCGTTTAAAATTGTGTTGAATTGCTCTTGCCAATCTACGTTAGCAGGGTCATTCCATAACACCGTAACGTTGTTCAATGGGTAGTTGTTGATATCTTTAATTTGCTCAGATGTAGAGATAGCGACTAGCTTCAAGAATCCTTGTCCAGAGATATTGCGCTTAGGAGTATAGCCTACTAAGTTGGCTAACTTTACTACAGAGTCTCGGCGTTCTGCTGTGTCAATAAAATTTTCACGGGTATTCAAGTCATTACGGAAAGCCAATGCTTGACCCATAAATGACATAACATCTAATAACGCAACATATTCACTGGACTCAACGTAATCGTTAAATGTTTCAGGGTAATTTGTGCGAAGGTAATCTACCATCGTTTTACGGATTGTTTCGTAATCGTAACTTTGCAAATCTGCTTGACTATAATTTTTATAGATAGATTTCCAGTCATTTACGCCGAAAACTGATGATTGTCTTGAACTTGTAGCCATAGATAAACGCTCTCTTTTATGTATTTATCATACAAAAAAGAGTGGTTTTTGCTTATTGACTGTAGACTGTGCTAGTTTCTTGGTCGAACATTAATTCGAGAGAGAACAGGTTATCGAAAGGATTGATAGAAATTTGAATCTCAGCAAGAATACCGTTACCCGTAGGATATGCATTTACTGAATGAAGTTGAATTCTAGGATCCAACTCTGCCATACGTTGAAGTTCTTCTTCAAGTAAAGTCTGGGTTTGTAAGTCATTTGGCTCGAAGATGAAACCCCATAAGGTAGTCCCGTACATGGGGTTTCCTGGCTTTTGACCCTGAGGGATGTTTAGTGCGTTGATGAAATCTTGCAACACTAATTGCTCATTGGTCAATCTAAATTTCTTACCTGCAGGAGTCGGGGTGTTGAGTGACCCGGTCACTGTTGTGATCCCGCGTTGTTCTTGCGGAGTTTTCATCTTTTCCGCATATTGAGTATTAAAGCCGATATATGTTGCCATAATGATATTTATCTTATGCTACTTTGTCCATATCAGCAATTGCTTGCTTCCACTCTGCAAACGCAGCCGCTGTAGCAGGGTCAATTCTACTACCAGTTTTAGCCAATGATTTTTCGTACACCTCTTGTGCTGCAAGTGCTTTGTCTGAGGCTGCTGTTCTAGCTCTTGATATTCTAAGCATCTCCGAAGCATCAGTTGGGGGAGCAGACTCACCTAACTTCAATGCCGGAATCTTAGGATCACCTAGCAGTTGTTTGCTCAATGCAGCAACACCGGAAACATCAGAGCCTCCAGGTGCAATTGTAGGCAATTTAAAGTCTGAGCCGCCGCCAGCACCAAGTGATGCAATAGATGCTTGCAATTTTGTTGCCATCGAAGGGTCTAGTCCTGAAGCTGCAAGACCTATCAATCCACCTTGTTTTGACAATACATTCTTTACGTTAGATATTAATCCTGGAGTAATACCTTTAGCAACAGAACCTAATACATTGTTAACAGTTGAACTTAGTCCTGACATTCCCGGAACAGAATTAGATGTAGATGTAGCAGATTTAATAGAATCAACCATACCAGAAGAAGATACTTCTACTGCCTTCATAGTATCTTCTAACTTGAATACTGGAACTGACCCTGATAGTTTTGTTGCGTCATTCAACAATCCACTACCTGTACTAGACGAGACTGCACCGGCGAGTGAACTTCCCATTGACTTTGCTCCATCTATTAGACTTGAAATACCAGAAGATGCCGAAGAAGTTGCTTTGTTAAGCAAACTAGACAACGATGAAGAATCTGGAGCTGCTGCTTTAGCCGCAGAGGCTAAATCTGGTTTGTCAACTTTTAGTTTTTCTTCAGTCAAGCTGATGGGCACACCTGCTTTAAATTCTTTAAACTTAGAAGTAACTGACGCAAACGCAGCCTCGGCACTTCCTTTTGCACTATCTAGGCTTGTAGGCAATCCAAGACCACCGAGAGCTTTATCTGCTAATCCAGATGCAAAATTTCCACCTGAGATTAAATCACCGACTGAACCACCTAGTGGATTTGGAATCTTACTAGCATTCAAACCCAATGACGATGCAGCACTTGTGAGTCCACCGAGTGAGGCAGCACCGGTTAAACTACTCATAGAAGGTAACGAGTTCTTTACAAAATCAACTGTAGAAGTAATTCCTTTAGTAGCTGCACTTAGTATCAAACCACCAGTCTTCATAGGACTTTCGTTAGGTCCAATTATGTTTGCTTGCTTCAATGCTGCTTCGCCTTTTGCTAAACAAGTAGCTAAGACGCCAGTCTGTGCAGTTTTACTGTTGACCAAATCAGATAAGTTATTAACTCCGTCTTTACCTGTGAAGAAATTAGCTGGCATTGCTTGTTCCAGTGACTTACCAGAATCTAATGCTTTCTGAATTGCGTTTTCTGTTCCAGGTTTTATGCATCCTGAATCAGCTAATTGGTTAGGCGTGATTGCAAGTGGACCAATAGATGCAACCTTTTTACCATCTTCACCTTGAACTACACCCACAGTAGATGCGACTGCTTCCTTAGATGCACCTGTCGCAGCGTTAACTGCCGTCTGTGATACCAATGCAGTTGTTGTGTTTTTATCTAATGTATTAGAAGCTGCTGCCATAGGAGGCACTGTCGCAGTAAGTGTCGGTGATGTTTGTACAGGTGGTGCTGAGGGTGCAGCAGCTGCCGCAGCCGTAGAAGAAGCAGACGGTGGAGATGGAAAGTTTGCTGAGGCATTCAAGTTTACTTTTACGTCTACCCCTTGACCAGCTGCTTCCCAAGGTGAGTGTGCTGGTGCACGGCTCGTGATACTTTCTAGTTTACCGGGTGCTGATGCATAACCCTTTTTAGCGTCATACAACGTATCTGTATGTTTGTTTTTCTTAAACGTATTAACTGCTTCAGGTGTGATAGACATGGAGCCAGTGTTAAGATTAACATTAGGACCACCGTTAATATAAACAGTGCCTCCCGATTTTAATCCAGCATTACCTGCTGCATCCATGGCTAGTTGCCCGTCAACTTTGTTAGTATGGTTCCCTTTAGTGTGTTGCTTGAACGCAGTGCCCACTAATTGTGAAGTTTCCTTCACGCTTTCCATTCTGATGTTTTCAGCACGGATCTTTAATTCTTTTTCAACATGAATGTTCATGTTGTTGTCTGCGTGTAAATTCAAATCTCCGTGTGTTCTCACGTTGATTGAGTTTGTCGAGTACATATCAATAGTACCAGCTTTGCCTAATTCTACGTAACTCTGCCCGCTTGAATGTACGATGAATAATGTGTCAGCACTATCGCTCATCATAATCATATGACCAGTCGCAGTGCGAAGTCGAACTAACTGGTCTCTACCTTCTAAGTCACCATCATCCATAACAAAGCTATGTCCACCAACACGACCTGTCACTTTAAAGTTTTTATCAGGTACCGACGGATTCTTAATTGCTGCTGAAATTGTGCTGTCAGAATATCCACCTTCATAGATTGGACGTCCTGGTGTAGACATACCGAATACACGACTAGGTGTCTCTCTTGTGCTACTTGAACCGATAGTACCTCTATCAGGATCACGAATCAATCCTTGCTTACTTAAAATTGCAGCCTGATAACTATGTACAGGTCTAGGTTGCAATGACAGTGTTGGGCTATCACTTTGACCTTCATTTGCGTTGTTGTATTCAGCAACTGGAAGACGAGTTGCACCACCGTAACTGCCAGCTTCGCCTGCGTTTGCGATGATGTTATCACTTGACCCGATTGCAGGAACCATATGGTTGATGCCAGGCTTTACAATAGAACCAATGTAGTATCCAAAGTTTGAGTCACCGTTCTCGAAAATACACATTACTTCTGTGCCGATATCAGGTGGGGTAGCCCAGAATCCATAACTGTTTGGGTTACCCATATATGTGCCGTTAGCATCTTTGCTACCAGTGTTCGGGGTGTATCCGAAGAAGGGACTCAAGTAACTAACAGATACCCAGCTTGCAGGATCATCAGGGTTGTTGCCTTTGAACTTGTTAATATAAACTTTAATTTTTCCAGAGTGAGTAGGATCGATGTTAGATTTAACAATGCCGGTCACCGGGGTGCTTAATAAGTTAGATTTTCCTTTATTGTCAGAAAAATCTTTCGAGGTACCTTTTACTCTTGTGTCATTATCGCTCATTTATTACCAACCGTTCTTGTCTTATTCGTATTATCAGATGCACGAGGTGCTCCGCGTCCTCGAAACACAGGAGGTTCACGAGAAGCATCGCCAGAACTTCCTGATGAGAAACTTTGTATATTACCCATTGGGTCATATGAATTATCATCTTCTGCACCTTGTGCAGGTTTGATAAGTTTATTATCAATTTTTCTAATGTCTGCTTGTGTCGGAGTAGACTTAGCTGAAGAATTACCTCTAGCAGGAGTTTGTTCACGTTGCTCAACAGTTTCTTGTGTTTTCAAGAAAGGGGGCAATGACATGTCGATAAATTCTTGGGTGAATGAACCCTTTGAGAACTTACTTTTAACAACAGTTAACATGTGAATCATTCTACCTTCTGTTCTTCTTTTAAGGTCAGGGGCGTAGTCCCAGAAAGATATTTCATGGTCAGGAGTCATTAAACCATTTTCATGGTTGAAATCGTGTACTTGATTAAAATCTATCTCAATGAACACTTGACCTGTGTTTGGGTTAATAGGGGCATCCTCTGTCTTGTCAAGACCTGCAACCATTTTATATGATCCAGTAGGACCTGTCATTAGAAAATCAGGGTCGCCTATGATTGATACTGAGGCATGTACTTGGTCGCCTGGCGTGAGTAGCCACGTTTTCAATGAAGATACTTCTTCATATGTCCCTGGCATTTTTCCAGTAGTGTCACCGCCTGCTGAGGTCATAGCCTTTCGAGGAGCAGGATCATTAGGGTCTGCATTCTTCGCTGCTTGACCATACAAGCTGTGAATATTATTGTACAAGTTATCGTATTTTATGTTGTACGATAATATGCCCTCGTTCTTACCTGTATACCAATAATTATAAATTTTACTAGGTCCAGGATAAATGTCTTTGTTTGGAATATTAGAAGACCTCACATATGGAATCGCATACTTAGTGATGACGTATGTAATCTTGTACGCATACGTTTTTCTTTTCTCATCGAAACCCAAAGTCTCTCTCACAGGAGTAATGTTAAACCATGTAAGTACTTTAGGGCTGGGGTTAGTTGCATAATTCTTATCGTTCTCTAACACTGTTTGAGTTTGTTCATCATTAATGATGTTCAAGCAATCACTAATGTATGTACTTTGACTAATTATATTTTCAACAACTTGAACAATCGGAGTGTTTGCATTGATTTGAATCTCACGTTTCATCTTAGAAACGGTAGTTCCTTTTCCACTCTCTGCTGCTCTTACTGTTACGTTCAATGCACCCGGTACACCCACGATAGGTGTTTGTGCAGGTGAATATTGATTTTTGTCAACAATCGCAGCGGCTTCTATTTCTGAAAAATCCTCGAACTTGAATCCAATCTCATCAGCAAGGTCTTGAATACGATTCTCACCAGTAGACTTTGCCTTTTCTTTAGCATTGATGATGCCAGCTAAACTAGTAGGTCCAGTATTTAAGATTTCTCCCACTGTGGATCCAGATATTGCCACTTGTTCACCAACTGAGCCGGTGATACCACCGATACCAATTTGCATACCAGCAGCTTTAGCTGTAACTTGGTATGTTGTCATTTTCTGGTCTAAGCGTGTTGACATTGTTTGAATGATAACTGGAAATGCTCTCTCAAATGCAGCAGTATCATCCGTCTTGTTCATAGCATACTTACCTGCAGTGGGAACAGTCATCAGTTCACCCTTCTCATCATACCCATAGAATCGGATCACTAACAGATAACGTTCAGATAACGCTTCCATAGGATGTTGTACGCTTCGTTTCATGGATGTTTTTTCTTGCATCTTGTGAACTGCTCGTACTAGTCTAGATGGGAATGTCATTCCGTAAGGTTCGTAGATTGTGAATTGATATTCGTATGTTGTACCTGAGTAATCAGATGCCTTAGAGTTAACTGCGGTTGTGATAGTTAAATTGTCAATACCAAAATCGTATTCAAAGCCGTCTGCTCTTTTGCTATCTAACTCTGCATTAATACCGCCGCTTTGTGCAATCAATAGCATATCGGTAGTATGCCACACACCGTCTCTGGCATATGAGTTCTCTCCTTCAGGTGTGACCAAGTAAAGACTTAGTTTATAGGTGTAACTACTAAACGCTGATAGAGGGTTGTATGTTCTGTTAAACGCAGGTTTGTTAACTGTCGGGTTGTTTTGAGTTTCTTCTACTGCTGTTTTATTTGCTTTGGCTTTTTCATCGTTAGCTTTGTTCTCAGCAACTTTGTTATCAAGTTTTCTAATGTCGCCTGCTGAAGTGCGCGGACCCGTGATATTTTCTCTTTCTTTTTGCAAAGTAGATAATTTGCCTTCAGCAAGGTCAAGTGCGGTTTGGTCAGATAATTCTTTAGTTTTTAGATTTTTGATTGTTGTGGCGTTTGCCTGATACTTTGGATCAATGTTTGCTATACTTTGTTTAGTAATTCGCAAACTTTCTTTCAACGATGAAATATCTTTTTGTGTGGATGCAATATTAGCATCGATGGTAGTCAGTGATGATGCTTCTGCCATATTACAATCCTAACGCATCTTTTAAGACTTGGATTTCTGGGATGAAAATAACTGTGCCCGCAGTAAAATCAAATAAAGGGTCTTTTAATTTATTAGGGTTTCTTTGAGAGAATACCCACCACAATCTACTATCTTCATACAAATCACTTGCCAATAAATCAGGGCGTAGGTGATACGTTTGTGTAATTTCCCATTCTTGGTCAGTCGAACGAGCAGGGATAGGTCTGTTTACCATTATGTCTAAGAAACTGTTATTGTAAGTTTCTGTCAAATAATAAGGGCTTGTTTTTGTATAACTCATTACCATATACCTCCGCTGTTTCGCTTAGAGCCTTTCAACAGTTCACCTGTTGCATATTTTTGTAGACTGAAATTGTCGCTGATATCTTTGCGAGATACTATCGGGATAACTGTCAGTGAAAGTTGAACTTTAGTAGGGACATACGAAGATTCTTTGTTAGAAAGATAGTTAAACGCTCCAACATTCTTTGTGCCGCCCCCTCTAGATAATTTAGACCCTTTGAGTCTGTCTAAAATAAAATCTATACCTCTCATCGAAGTGTTCTTAGAGAACGTATCATCAGCTGCCTTACCCTGTGAGTAAACAGTACCGGTGTTCGTTCTAATGTAATCTACATCGTTAGGTAAGTTTAGTTGGAAGCCTGTAATGACCAATGGGTGATTATCGAATTGCCATTTACCGAAGCCACTAAGATACAACAACGGAGGAGGAGTACCTGCTCTAGGTGATTTATCTTGTCCGTAGAACATCTTTGTTGCTGACTTGAAAAAATGCATTACAGCTAATAAGTATTTTGCTTCGAATGTGTCTTGGGCAGTAAAATCTGCGATGATAGAAATATCATCAACACTTGAGTTCTGATAAAAATGACTCTTGTAGTTTGTATGTGGGATATCAACTGGATTATAGTTTGCTCTATATGCAGTGTTAATCTGTGGGGTGTATGGGAAAATCACACCCTTCGTTTCTTTTAACGGGAACAAAATATCGTTAGCAGTTGCAACGTTGTACAAATAGTTAGCGTTGGGTGCTAAACTAAGTCTAACTCTCCAATCTTCTGCTTGCTTAAATGTTGGAGGAGGGTCTGGTTGTTTTGTTTTCTGCTGGTCTACACTCTTAGTTGAGTCACCTGCTGCTTGTACTTTACTTGCTGCAGGCTGTTCTGGGTTTCCAGCCTTGTCAGACTGTTCTTTTAATATGTTCCGTTGGCTTTCTTGGAATTCTCGCAACTGCCCTTCTTCTTCCTGCGACAGTTTTGCATCCTGTGATGCTTCAATAACTTGTTGTTCGGTTGGGGAAGTATCTTCGTTTGCTATTGCATCTTGTCTAGCTTTTTCAAACGGATCTTCTTCAGGGCTAACCTCTTTACTGTCTGATGCTACCACTACCTCAGTGACTTTATTTGCATCAGCGGCTATCTCAACTCTAACAGGATCGCTCAATGATTGTCCAGCTGCGGGAATTTCTGCGCCAAATGGATCATAAGACGTTGCTGCCGCCGGTGCAGTTCCCGAGCTTGTAGTCTCAGCAGTTCCCACATTTCCTGACCCGGTGATTTCAATACGAACAGCAGTCTCACCTGAAGGTAGTGTTACCGTCGGTAGACTGTCGGCAGACGCCGGTTTTGCATACGGGCTTGAAGCGATTGGATTAGTTGCCATTGAGATTATACCTTTACTAAATATATTTATCGCTCAAAAAAACGCCCTTTTTTACTGAAAAGGTTGAATCCTAGATACAAAAGTGTTACAATTCTAGTAACATAATAACGGAGAACTATGTCCCTAATACCCCACAAAAAACCAGTGAACTATCTGAATAATAAAGATATCCTTAAAGAAATTCACACTAGTAAAAATGCCTATTGTTCTTTTCTGTCCCCTGAGGATCACCGATATGACTATATATGTGACATGCCAACAGAGTCGATTGAGAAAAGTCTTGAACACGCACTAACCCCGGAAGCGATTCAACAAGCAAAAGAAACTAGAGCAACAAGATTAAGCCTAGAAGCAGGCGAGAAAGATTCAGTTAGCCCTGATTCAATTCCATTAACCGATTTAGTATTTAGGGTAATGACTTGGGACCATGTTCCAGTTGCACCCAAAGCACCTCGCAAAGTAGACAAGAAGAAAACTGCAAAAGACATTTTTGACTTTGACGAAGACGGTGAGGAGATTTTTGCTGATTTAGAAGATACTACAACCAAAGCCGAGGTTGACGACATGGTTCATGTCAAAGTTAACTTTCCACCGTTTCAACACTTTAGATTTGACGAGACTAATACAGCACGTTGCATCGGAAAGTCACATTGGAAAGGTAATTTAGAAACCGGAGAATTCAGTAAGGATCACGGTCAAATCACCAACAAACTTGCCCGTATGTACATTATGATGTGCGAGAAATATGCAATGAAGTTCAATTGGCGTGGATACACATACAATGATGAAATGCGAAATTCAGCCATTCTACAACTTACATATGTTGGGTTACGTTTCAATGAAGCCAAATCTGCAAACCCATTCGCATACTACACGGCTGCTATCACTAATAGTTTCTGTCGTGTATTGAACACTGAAAAACGCAATCAAAACATTCGTGACGACATTCTGGAAATGAATGGCTTGAATCCATCATGGACTCGCCAGGGCATTTCGGCTGGTTCATACGAAGAATAATAATCTAATTTAACCAGAGGGGT